AGAATCCCAAGCCCGGCATGGACACCGAGGATCTCAAGGGCAAGGGCGGCCAGATCACCGTGACGGCCGAAGAGGCCCGCAACGGGAAGACCTACAACAACATCACCGGGATTTCCCCCGTGTTGGATGGTTACGAGGCCAACGTGCCGGCGTTAAACGCATTCGCCAATGTCGGCGGGCAGTCGGCCGCTAAGTCGGATGACTCCGAGTTCGAGGTGCTGGGGCCGGTCAAAGACGAATCAGACCCGTTCTGAGGAAATTGGGGCGGGAGCGCAATCGAGGACAACTTTCGACGGGAATCCTCAAGCGCCCCGCCCCGCAACCCTTGCGATTGCGATGGCTATCCTAACGAAGCCGACCCTCGGGTCGAGTCATTGGTATTCCTTGGACGGCAAACCGTGCCACACGGTGCCGAACAAGGACGGAGATGGAACACGCGCCACGACGATTCGTGATGCGCGCAAGATGGGGCTGCTGCCGTCGGTCACGACGATCATCGGCATCCTCGACAAACCACAACTGACCAAATGGAAAATGAGGGAAGCCGCCAAGGCTGCGCTCAACGTGCCGCCACCGCAGGGCGAGGAACCGCTGGATCGGTTCGCCGATCGGGCCATCGAGCACGCCATGAGCCAAGTGGGTGAGGCGGCCGATCTCGGCAGCCGCATTCACACGGCGATCGAGAATCTGATGCGCGGCAGCGCGGAGGAGGCGCCGGCCGATCTGATTCCCTACGTCAAACCCGTCATCACTTGGATGCGGGAGAAGGGCATCCGCGTGACGCACTCGGAGATTGTCCTGGTCAATCCGATCCACGGCTTTGCCGGGCGGGTGGACAGTCTTTTCACCTGGGGGCCGGTGGATGCGCCGAACATGGGCATCCTCGACTTCAAGACGAAGAAGACCAAGCCCGACGAGAAGGTCGAAGCCTATGACGAGCACACGTTGCAACTTGCGGCCTACGCGGCCACGCACTACGGGGCCGAGTATCTCGACCGCGTGCTGGCGGCGAATCTCTTCATCTCGAGCACCGAACCCGGGCGCCTCGAGGTGGTGAAGCACGACAAGGCGCGGCTGGTCGAGGCTTACCACGCCTTCACGCAGATGTGCGCGGTGTGGCGCTTCCGCAAGGGGTATGACCCACGGCCGGAGCAATACAGGGAGAGGAGGGCGGCGTGATTGCGGCACAACCCACCATCGACAGCGCCATCCTGCGTCTCGCCAAAGAGCGCAACGAGGCGCGCAATCTGGCGAAGCAGTTGTTCTGGGCGTTGCCGGCCGGCGGCGGTCACATGGACGAGCAATCGGTGAACGCGGCTTACTACTCGTTCATTAAGGCGAGCCGAGAGTGGAAGGAGGGCGGCGATGAGTGAGCAGGCGCCGACTTATGGCGAGCCGATCATCACGCCTGGCGTGGTGATGGCCGTGAAGTTGCCGGTGCCACTCAACCGCATGGGGCGATATCTGCGCGGGTGGTCGAAAGATGCGCGCATGGAAAAGCGCGGCGGCTACTTGGTGGTCATTGAGCCGGAGGACGAGCAATGAGCGAGTGGATACCGGCCGACAAGGAACTCCCGGGCAACCCGCGTTGCGTAATAGCGACCGATGGCGAGTGCCATTTCATCGCGTGCTACGAGGCGCGCATAGATGGCGCATTGGGATGCTTTGAGTGGAGCAATGCCCATACGTCGGAGCAGATCGACAGCGTCATCACGCATTGGATGGAACTGCCGGAGGTGCCGGAATGAGTCTGTCCATCCGCCCCAACAAGAACCCGAATCACCACCTGTGGCTCAACAACGGGTCGTGGTGGCTGAACGTCACGGAGCACCGCGAGGATTACACTAAGCAGCGTATCCGCCGGCCGCTCGGCACCAAGGACGTGAACCAGGCGCGGCGGTTGCGGGATGAGTTGATGAGCAACTGGAATCGGAAGGAGGCGGCGTGAGTCACGACAACTCCGTGCAGTTGCCCGAAGGCTGGTCGCTGTGGAGCGGCGACAAGCGCGGATACATGACTATTGCAAACGCAGATGGCCACCCCATTGCTGGATTGCGAGGCCGAATCCCATATCACCGGTATTTGCTATTTGAGCATTTGGGCAGGCCCGAATGGACTCAATGCTTTTGGTGTGGCTTCTCTCTTCCGTGGAGGGTGGGATTGCCCAAGCCAACATGGCACGTCATCAATGTTGACCACATAGATGGGAATCCAAAAAACAACGAATTAAGCAATCTTGTTCCCTCGTGCGCGTGGTGTAATTGCAATCGATCTTGGGCGCAGCCGTTCGAATCGTTTTGGAAAAATTGGAGAAAATGGCTTGCACAAGTTCCTCCGATTTACCGGCCGAACTTAATTGATATAGCGACCGACTTTGGGATTGAGCCAGCGGTGCAACCGCGATGGGAGGCGGCATGACCGACAGCAAATTCCTCGCCTGGTGCCGCAACCCGAACAAGCGCAAGCGGCAGGCGTCCAGCTTGCACGGGCAGATTTATGCCTGGGCCTGTATGCTGCGCGATGATGGCATGGCGCATCCTTGGGCCTACCGCGTGATCCGCAATATGGTGGATGCGGTGCGGGAGGACACGGGGCGCTTTACGCCGGATCGGGAGATTCTGTCGGCCATCCAATACGCCTACGAGGTGACGCCGAGCACGGGGACGGCGCGGGTGAGGCCGTGGCCGGTGCCGAATAAGACGCTTCAAGCGGAGTGCCGCCGGCTGTCGAAGCGGCGGGAGTGGTCGCTGGAGAAGCTGCGGGAGGCGTCGGCGCTGGATGCTGCGGAGATGGAGAGGACCGCGCCTGAGTGGTTTCTTGGTGCATTGTTGGGCGGCAGCGAGGCGCTTGCCTGCGTGGGGCTCGGGGTAGCGAAGTTCGAGACGGCGGCGATGTCGGCTTTTGCCGGGCAGTTGCGGATGTGGGAGTTCGTCGTGCCGAACGCGATGTCGGCCCTCGAGGGCAAGCGCAAGAGCGACGGCGAGCTCTCCGCGCATACCCTGGACAATACGGGGCCGCGCCAGAACATCGTCGTGGAGTTTGATGACGGGGCAACCTTGGACGAGCAGGCAGCGCGGCATATCTGGCTCTCGGAGTTCCGCGATCTGCGGATGGTGGTTTTTTCGGGGTCAAAATCACTCCACGGCTGGTATCGGGCGACCGATGAGGCGGAGGACCGGAAGTTTATGGAGGAGGCGGTGCGGCTTGGGGGCGACCCGAAGACGTGGCTGAAGAGTCAGTTTGTGCGGATGCCGAACGGGCAGAGGGAAAACGGAACGATTCAGAGGGTGTATTATTTCGATGCGTAACATTCACAAAGCACAACCGGCGGGCGCGGAGGCGTTCATGGATGCCGTGAAGCAGGGCGGGCTGAACACCGCCGACGAGCCGACCAACGTCCACAAGCTCGAGGTGACCGATGACGCGCCCGACTCGGACTCGCTGCCGCCTTGGGTCAATGGCAATGAACTTCTGGCCTATGAGGAAGAGGCGCCCGAAGTGCTGATCTGCGGGCCGGACGGCTCGGAGGAGGGCGCGGTGCTGCGGCTCGGCTCCAAGCTGGTGGTGGGCGGCGGCTCGAAGATGGGCAAAACATGGTGCTTGGTCGATCTGGCCTTGGCCGTGGCCTCGGGTGGCAAGTGGCTCGGGCATTTCCAGTGCAAGCAGGGGGCAGTCTTGTATGTGAATCTGGAGCTTCGCAGACATACCGCCGGCCGCCGGGTGCGGTGGATCGCGGAGAAGCGGGGTTTGTGCAAGGGCACGGGACTGAAGCCCGAGGTGAGCGCGGCCATCCACACATGGAATTTGCGCGGCAAGTGCTACGACCTCGTCACGATGCTCTCGACGGCGCGGATGCGGCTGAAGGACAAGGACGCGCCGAAGTTTTCCCTGATCATCCTCGACCCGATCTACAAGACCTACGGCGACAAGGACGAGAACTCGGCCGGCGATATGGCGGCCCTGATGCTGGAGATCGAGCGATTCGCCGATGAGTGCAATGCGGCCATTGCCTTCGCGGCGCACTTTTCCAAGGGCAACCAGAGCGGCAAAGAGGCGATGGACCGAATCTCGGGTAGCGGCGTCATGGCGCGCGATCCTGACGCGATCATGACGTTCACGAACCACGAGGAGGAGGATTGTTACACGCTGGATGCGATCTTGCGGGAGTTTGCCCCGATCTCGCCGCTGGTGCTGCAATGGGAGGCCCCGGTGATGAATCCCCGGGGCGATCTGGACCCGGCCAAGCTGCGGCAGCCAGGGAAGACCAAGGACACATTCACACCAAGGGCCGAGGCCATGCAGAAAGTGCTGCAAGGCGCTTCCGATGGCTCGATGGGCAGCGCGGAATTGATCCTGCGGGCCAAGGCCATCACGGGCGACAGTCACAGCCCTGGCGTGTGGAAACAGTCGATCAATCGGCACGGCCATTTGCTGGCCGAATATGGGATTGAGAAGATCAATAATGGCACAAAGGAGGCCGTTTTTCGGCTTAAGAATGGGAGATCAAATGACCCATTTTGACCCCCTTCAGCTTCATTCATCATCACTAAGTAAAAATGTGATGAATGAAGCACTCCAATCAGTCTTGAGGACAGACAGAAAGTCCTGTCCGTCTCAAGACTGTTGGGCCGCTAAAAATCCGATATCAAATCAATGAAAAAAAGACGAATCAAACTGGCCGAACTACGAACAGGCCGACCCATCTTGAGCTACGGCCACCCGGCCGAATGGCTGATCGCGGCCGTGGGGCAAGAGGCGGCCGATGCGGCTGTTCTTTTTGAGGCCAAGTCGGTTGAGACTTGGCCTGACGGTGTGGTGCTGCGGTTGGCGGAAGGGAGGGCGGGGTGAGTATTCCAAAAACGATGGACGAAGCCGCCCAGCATTACGGGCGAAGCCCTGTGCGCCCGGTCGGGCCGCGATATGCGCGCAAGCGGACAAAGACCAAGCGCGACCGGGCCAAGGCCAAGCGGCGCAGACTTATGGCAAAACAAAGCAGACGGAGGAGCCGCAGATGATTGACATTCGACGCTTCGCCAGCATGGGCGAAAACCCCTTAGACAAGCTGGAAACCAGCTACAAGCCCGACATGGCGGGCGAGATCGACACACTGGCCGACGAGTGGGCAGATAAGCTCGATCTGGCTGAGTGGCAGCATAAGGCGCTCGTCCTGCTCATGGCCGAATACCAGATGCGCGAGGCACGGGAGGCGGCGAGCAAGATGCTCATTCCCATCCTGACCTATCTGAACGAGCCGCGAGGCAACAAGACGTTGCGGTATTACGCCTTCCTGCTCGCTGCCGGCGATACGTCCATAACTCTCGCGCATAGCTATTCGGAACTGGCGCGCAAGATCGGGGTGACGAGGGCGGCATTATCCAAGGCTGTCATCGAGATGCAGGACAAGCTGGGGCTAAAGGGGCACAACAACTTTCAAAAGAGCGAGGCGGCGCGGGAGAGTTCCCGCAAGGCCGCGCACCGCTCGTGGACAAAACGACACGAAGAGGAGAACACACACTGATGAGCAAGGAGATTGAACTACGGGCGGCGGACGATCTGGCCGCGCAAATTAACAAAGACCACGCCGAGATCATGGCAAAGGTGGACGCGGTGAAAGCCACGGCTACTGAGATCGGGTCGATGGCAAACCATGTCGGGATGCTGCTTGCCAGCGCGCGCGACACGGTGGGCGATGCGTTCCACCATTGGCTGCGCGAGAAGGTCGAGATGCCCGGCGTGACAGCCGAGCGATACATCCGCCACCATCGGAATTACCATCCAGGGCAGTTGTTCTTGCCGGGCTTCAAGCCTGTCGAGGACAGAGCCAGCGTGCAGGCACAGGCCGAGGCCAACGCTGAGACGGCGGAAGGCGACACGCCAACGAAAGACGAGGTGCCAGAGGTAAGTGTGCGGGACATCGCGGCGGGCTGGGTCTACGATGCGCGGCGGTGGTTCAGTCAGCTATTGGTCAAGATGCCGCCTGACCGCATGAGCGAGGAGCAAGTGGTTGAGACGCTGCGGGTGGTCAAGCCGGTGCGCGATGCGATTTATGCTTACGAGCGCAGGCTCCTGGCATTGACAGGCTCGATGCAGGAGGGGCAGGAGTGAGCCGCGCTAGTCTCAATAAGAGTAAACAACAATGCTCCTTGTTGAGACTTGAGAAAGGAATCTCTTTGGATAGCGGAGCGCGAGGAGCTTGCGACTGGCGGAAAATGGGCCCAAATTTATTGCGATTTGGTGAGGTAATAAACACTCAGCGAGTCTGGCAGTCTCAATAAGGCAATTTGATAATGAGACACGCGAAAAAGCCGTATCACAATGCCCAATGGCCCTGACGCAGATCCAACTGGCGAAGGCGCTCGACGCCAACCAGACGAGCGTGTCGCTCTGGAAGGCGCAGGGGATGCCAACGGACTCGGTGGACGCGGCGAGGGCATGGCTGGCCGCGAACATTCGCCGCCGCAAGTCGGGCAAGGTGGCCGCGCCAACGACCAGCACCAACCCGGCGCTGGGCCCGAGGGCGCGACTCGACCGGGCGGCGGAGGGGGAGATTCGCCATTACGAATTGTGGAAGGCGGCAGCGAACTCGGAGGAGGCCAACAGCCGAACCGTGGCCGAACTGGCCGGCGCGTGGCGCGACAGCCGAAAGGCCGTGGCACAAGCCGAGCAGGAGTTGGGGCAATTCCTGTCCATGACCAAGGCGACACTCAACAAGGCGGAGACGGTGGCGGCGATCCGTGGGCTGATCTCGGCAATGGTGCAGGATTTTTCGACATTCCCGTGGGGAGAGCAGGCGACTTCGATGCTGCGGAAGCACTTAGCGACCCTGCCGCCGTCCTTGTCGGAGGCGACCGCGAAGGGTTAGCCGAAGCGTGGGCCGCAGGGCACGAGGTAACGCTGACACCGCCGAAGCCAGGCGTGGTGGCGTGGGCCGAGTCAAATCTCAAGTTATCCGAGCGCATCACCAACAAGCCGGGGAGTTATCTGACCCAGCGCACTCCGTATGTCCGCGAAGTGTTGGAATGCTTTGCTGACGAGCGTGTGCGGCGGCTTGCCTTGGTGTGGGGCGCTCAGACCAGCAAGACCACGGCCATCATCGTGGGTATGGCCTACAAGTTGGACGTGGCCCCGTCTCCCTGCCTTTGGGTTATGCCGTCCACCCACTTGGCGCGGTCATTTTCCGAGACTCGCTGGATGCCGCTCATAGATCAAAACCCGACCTTGACGCGGCACAAGCAGGCCGACCCTGACAAGTATCGACTCCTTGAGCAGCACTTTGACCGCATGAGCGTGTGGTTCACGGGCAGCAACAGCCCGGCCTCGCTTTCCTCGCGCTCGATTGCCGCTCTGTGCATGGACGAATTGGACAAGTTCCCCGCCAAGGGCGGCAAAGAGTCCGCGCCGTTGCAACTTGCCGAGGCTCGCGTGGCGACTTACCCGAAACACATTATCGTAACGACCTCAACTCCGACCTACGAAGACGGGGCGATATGGACTGAATGGGTCAAGGGCGATCAACGCAAATACTTCGTGCCCTGCCTTGGCTGCGGCGAAGCGTGGGCCTTGGAATGGGAACACATCCGCTGGGACGAGACAGCCAAGCAAGACGAGGGCTGGGACATGACCAAGGTGGCCGACACGGCGCGCTGCGTTTGCCCTGCCTGCGGCCACGCGCACACGGAGAACGACAAGCCTTTGATGCTAGAGCGTGGGGAGTGGCGGGCGACAGAGCTTGCCGCCGAGCCAGGGCGGCGAAGCTATCACCTTTCTTCGCTCTATGCGCCTTGGCGCAAGTGGGCCGACTTGGCGGTCAAGTTCCTGCAAGACCGCGATGCGCCGGGAGGACTGCAAGACTTTAACAACCGCGAACTGGCCTTGCCGTGGAAACCTGACGGCGCGCTTATCACCACGCAGATGATCCGCGACCGCGTGGACGCCTCGCCTCGTTACACGATGGGGGCCGCGCCCGAAGGCAAGGTGATCGGGAGACTTATGTCCATCGACGTTCAGCAGACCGAGATGTGGTGGATCGTGCGCGAACTGCACGAGGACGGATCAAGCTACCTTCTCGACTACGGCGCAATGGTCGGATGGGACGGTATCATGGACAAGTTCAAGCACTACAAGTGCTATCGCGGCATTGTGGACGCGGGCTACGCGGCCAAGACCCCGGCGGGTGTATACGATTTCGTTGCCAAGTCGGGCGGTCTCTTTGTCGCGGCCAAGGGCCGAACCGTCAGCCAGGGATTGCGCGAGCCCTACAAGTTCCAGCAAATCGTGTCAGGTGGTGCAGTGCTATGGGCCGTGCAATTCGACGCGCACTTTTGGCAGGCAAGACTGTATCACGACATCCTGCGCGACGGGCGTGGTCGGTGGCACCTGCCGCGAGACATTGCAAAAGACTATGTTGGGCAGCTTCAAGGCGAGGCACTGATTGAGAAAGACGGCGAGGCAAAATGGCAAAGGCTGGGGCCGAACCACTTGGCCGACTGCGAAAAGATGGCCCTCGTGCTGGTTGATTCCATCATGGCGCAATGGCGCTCAACCAACCCCGCAACAGAGTAAAACCCAGATTTTCCTTGCCAACGCAAGCAGCTTGCGTAGGCTGGTGGCGTATGAGCAAATTCAACATCCTAGAGATCGCCGCCAATTTTAACGCGGCAACGGATTACGACATTGAGGCGGCACTTGCGCTGACCTCGACAATCCTTCGCCACGCGCACACGGTGCAGCTTGCCCGCATCAAAAACGCCGACCCGCAGCTAGAGCTTCCCATTGAGATTGGCAACGATGCGCCCTAACATTACTGGCGTGAAATGCCCGAACTGTAAGAAGCCCTTGCCAGCAAGCTATGTGGACACCCGCGCAGCCGGAAGTAAGGGCGGCAAAACAACAGGGGCGACAAAAGCTCGAACCAGTGAACAAGCCCGCGCTGCCGTAATGGCGCGGTGGGCCAAGCGCAAGAAGTCGGACTCTTGACACAGCCCGCGAGGGCATGACCGACGCGGCGATTCTCGCCTCATGCTTTAGCTCCGAGGAACTTTCCGACCTAAAGACGGCCTGCAAATCGCAGATCGTCGCGGGAGGCGCGTCACAGGCGTTCGTGGTGTCAAGCAGCGTGGGCGGGCGCTCCGTAACGCTTCAGCAAACCTACAACGCCTGGGAAATGCTCGGCCTCATCGAGACGGCCCTCGCCATCAACGCAGGCAAGATCGGCAACAACAGATGCAGCCGCGCTCAATACGGGGTCTACTGACATGGCAACACTGATCGACAAACTCGCCAAGCAATTCGGCTTTTCCCGCATGGTGGAAGCGGCCAACTGGCGACCCGAAGAGCGCGCATGGGTGCAGTCGCAGGCGCAGGACAGCAAGGTGGATATTTCCAACGGCGACCGTGTGCGCCTGCTCGGCCTTTCTCGCAAACTTTTTTACAACAACGCGATCGTCAGATCGGCCATCCGCGACAAGGCGACCTACTCGGTCGGCTCGGCCATCGCACCGCAGGCCAACAGCGGCGACCCCGCATGGGATGATGCCGCCGAAGCGTGGTGGCACAACTGGAGCAAGTCGCCCGAAATCAGCGAGCGGCACGATATGCGCCGGCTGCAAATGCTCGTTTCCGAGGCCATCGACCGCGACGGCGAAATCTTTTGCATCCTGACCAACAAGCGCGACGGGATGCCTGCCGTCCAAGTGGTCGAGTCGCACCGCGTAGCCAACCCGCCCGACAAGGCCGACCAGATCATTGACGGCGTAAGTCTCGACCGCTTTGCGCGTCCGCTCGCTTACCATGTGGTCGAGGGCGACACCTTCAGCCAGCGCACCAGCCGCCGCATCCAGGCGGATCTGATGCTCCACGTTTACGAGCCCGAACGCCCCGACCAAGTGCGCGGGTATCCTGCCGTGGCCGTGGCGCTCAACAACCTCCTCGACCGCGACGAACTCCTCCGCTTTGAGATGCAGGCCGCCAAAATCGGCAGCAGCATCGGCTTGGTAGTGCAGAACGCGCAGGGCGGGGTGGGGGCCGAAGGATTCTTTGGCGACTTGTCCAAGAGCACGGGCGAAAGCCTGACCCGCGAAACGGTTTTCGGCGGCGGCATGATCCCGCGCCTCAAGGCGACCGAGCGCATCGAGTCGTTTATGATGAACCGCCCCAACGAGAAGTTGGACGCGCACCTCGAGCAATACATCCGCGCCGCCGCCCTCGGCCTCGGCCTGCCTTACGAATTTATCTGGGACACATCCGCTGTTGGTGGCGTGGCCCAGCGTTTCATTATTCAAAAAGCCGCCCGCGCTTTTGCCGCCCGGCAGGACGTTCTTATCTCCTCCTTCCTTGGCAAGCTCTGGAACTACGCGATTGCCAACGCCATGCGCCGCCGCGAACTGCCGCAGAATCCGAACTGGCGCAGCGTTCACTGGCAGACCCCGCGCTCGATCACGGTGGACGTAGGCCGCGAAGCCGCCGCCCGCCGCGACGATGTGAAGGCCGGGCTTATGACCTTGGCCGACTTCTTTGGCGAGCAGGGGCTCGACTGGAAAACCGCCATGCAAGAAATCGCTGCCGAGCGTCAATTCGCCGCCGAGCTCGGCGTGGTAGTGGGCGTCGAGCGCACCGAGGGGGCGACGGTTATTGACCCTGTGCCTACAGGGGACGGCGGTTCAACTCCGCCCGCCTCCACCCCGGAGCCGCAAGCCGCCGAGTTTTCGGAACGCGCCCGCAAAAAGAAGCGGATCTACAAGCGCAAGAAGTCCGATCTCAAGCCCGACGCTTGACATGACGCCGCCCAAGTATGGCGGCACTCAAGTTTGAAGGAATCAGCGTAGCAACAGTCGGCCCTGCGCTCGGCCACGAAATGTTCGTGGACGATACCACCTTGCTTCAAGCGGAGCAGGCTGGCGTGGCCGGTTCCCCGGTCAAAGTTTTCGTGGATCACGACGAGTCGATTGATTCGCTCATCGGCCTTCTCAGCAACTTCCGCATCGAGGAAGACCAACTGCGCGCCGATTTGGAACTGCTTTCGGCTCACCCGCAGGCCGAGTTCTACGCGGAGATTCTTTCTAAAGCGCCTGGCCGCGTTGGATTCAGCATGGCCTTCAGTGGCAAGCCCGAAGAAGTGGGCGACCGCCGTTTTGCCCGCGTCGAAAATCTGGTTTCCGTAGACCTCGTTAGCCGTCCCGCTGCGAACCGCGAGGGCGTGTTCCGCGCCGGCACCGAGCCGTTGGATCGGATGCACAAAGATTTCAAGCATCCAGTTGACACCAGCGCGGAGGGCATGACCGACGTGTCTATCGAAAACAACGAGGCTCAGTTTGATGCCAAAGCCGCCTTCGAGGCTCTTTCTGCAAAACTTGAGGAAGTCATTTCGGCCATCGCCGCCGACAAATCCGAACCCGCCGAAGCTCCCGCCGTTGAGGCCGAGGAAGTGAAAGTCGAGGAGGCCGCGACCGCTGTTGAGAGCGCCGAGCTTTCCGCGCTGTCGGCCAAGGTTGCCGAGTTGGAAATCGCTCTCGCCGCCAAGGGCAGCGAGGCCGTGTCCAGCAACGGAGCCGCTTCCGAAGACCCCGTCGAGCAGTTCAAGGCCGCTTCCGAGGCCAAGGACTGGAAGCGCGTGGCGCAACTCTTTTCCGCGAACAAGGCCGCAATCCTGCGCGCCCGCAACCAGAAAACTTTCTAAGGGCCAACCCCCGACGAAAAACCAACAACAACCAGAAAAAACCTAAAATAATATGGCAAACGTATTCGATTCAGCACTCGTCGTCGCGACGATCTCTGAACAAGTGCAGACGGTGCTCGCCAACCGGTTGGCCCCGCTCCGTATCTTCAGCACGGATTTCAGCAACGAAGTCCGCAAACCAAAGGACACCGTTCAGGTGCCCCTCGTCACGGCCACCAGCGCCACGACCACCAACCCGACCGATTTCACCCCGGCTTCCGACGTTACCGTTGGCAAGGCGACCGTGACGCTCGACCACTACAGCCAGTTCTTCGGCATCACACAGGCCGACCTCGCGCTGGGTCATCGTCTCGAGAACTTGGTTCGTATCAACCTGAACGCGCTGGCCGACAAAATCTTCTCGGTTGCGATCACTCCGATCACGACCGTCAATTTCGGCGCGGCCACGGTTACCACGACCACCATCACCCCCGGTTCCGGCCATCTCGCTTCCCTGTGGAGCGCGATCAGCAAGAGCGACCGCAAGGGCTTGGTTGTCACTCCCGAAATCTACAGCAAGCTGATCCCGACCAACGCCGATTTCCTCCCGCTCCAAAACGGAGCCTACGGATTCGACCAGGGCATCTACTACGCTAACAGCTTCAGCGGTGCGGTTGCGGGCCTCGACGGCTTCGCAGTTTCGCCCGAAGCGATCGCGGTGGCCTCGGCCATGCCCGCCATCGACCCGGCTGTCGCCAACCTCCTCTACGTTTCGGATTCCGTGACGATCGAGCAGCTTGGTATGACAGTCATGTACAATATCGTCGCATCGCAGGCAACCCGTAACGTGACGGCCTCCATTGAAGTTATGATGGGATCGTCTGCCGGTCTGACCAGCGGCACCTGCGCGCTCATTATCTAAGGCTCGTGTGTTCATCCTCCCGGCGGTTGAGTGGCCCGCCGGGAGTTTCATTTAGGGTTTCGACCCGAAGGGTCACGGTTCCACTCGCCGTGGCCCTTACCCTTTTTAAGAGCAAGTGGCAAAAATACATCTTGGGATAATTGCGGGCAACGAAGAGGCCATGATTGGCCGCTTCCTTGACTCCTTCCAGCCGCACTTCGATTCCGTATCGGTTGTCCGCGCCATCGGCAACCAATCGCCCGACAGGACGCTCGACATCGCCAAAGAGCGCGGCTGCATCACAGGCGAATACTGGAACGCGCCCGATAGGCAATGGGAGCACGTCGATAACTTCGCAGCCGCACGCACGCAAAGCTGGGCGCTGGCACCCGAGGACACCGACTGGTTCATGTGGGCCGACTGCGACGATCTGCTTTCGCCCACCGCCGAAGCCGTCTTGCGACTAATCCGCGAGGGCGGTGACGCCCAGGGCGATGTGATCTATGCGCCCTACATCGTGGACGCATCGGGCAGCTACGCCCGCCGCGCGCGGCTGGTCAGCAAGAAGCATTATCGCAAGTGGGTCAATGCGGTGCATGAAGACGTTGAGCATGACCCCGAAGCCAAGCTCTCATGGGCAATGGAATTGCAAGTTGTCCATATTCCGGCCAACAACAAGCGTGCCAGCGTAGTCCGCAATCGGCGCATCCTCGAGGCCATTCCCGAGGCCGAGCGCACGGGGCGCGAGTGGTGGTTTTTGTTCCGCGAATGCGAGATGGCGCAAGACATCCCGAAGGCGATGGCTGCCGCTGTGGTTGCCACAGGCCGCGACGATCTGGGCGACGAGGAGAAGTTTTCGGCCTACCAAATGATTGGCCGGTGGATCAAAGACATCGAAGGTTCCGAGCGCCCGCTCCTTGAGGCCGTGCGCCTCATGCCGCATCGGCGCGAAGGCTACGCCGAACTTGCGAAGGCCCACCTAGCGCGCGGGTCCGCTAACAAAGCGTTGGCCTATGTTAAGGCAATGGAAGCGCAGGAAGAACCAAACGAGGCAAGCTGGACGCACGATGCCTCACTCTATGGATGGCGAGCGCATGACCTGAAGTGCCTTGCCCTGGCTAAAAGCGGCAAACCTGACGATGCCGCTCGCATCCGCAAGGCGTATCACAAACGCAACAAGGTCCGCATCGCCATCGGCCATCCGACTTGCCGCCCAGAAAAAGCGATTGCCGTGCGGGAAATGGCCCTAGCAAGGGCCGCAAAGCCCGACCAGGTTGCCTATTACTTCGGCGTGAACGAAGGCGACAGCGCGGTTGTAGAGGCATTGCAGCACTACCCGCACGCCGTCTCTCAAGCTGTTCCCGAGGGACACGCCTCTGCCGTGGCGAATTACAACGCCGCAGCCCGCGCCGCTGCCGAATCGGGGGCGAAGATTTTCCTCATGCTTCAGGATGACCTCTATGTTCCGCACGGCTGGGACGAACTGATCGTCCGCGCCTTCGAGGGCAACATGGATGCGCCGGCAGTGCTGCACTTGCACGACGGATTCCGCGCAGAAGGCGACCCGCTTATGGTCGCGATGTGCTACAACTGGCGATGGTGGCTCGGGCGCGAGTGGTTGCTCTGCCCTGAATACGACGGCTACTGGTCGGATACGGAATATAGCTTCCGAGCTTACCGCGACACCAAGGTTCTCAACGGGCGGCACATTCAGCTTTACCACGACCACCCGGCATTCACTGGCGCGGAGTCCGACGAAGCCTACCGCCGGCAGCAAAACCCAGAGGCGAATGCCCGAGGCCGCGAGGTCTTTGCTCGCCGCAACGCTGACGCCGTGGCGAAGGGATGGTAACGCTCGACATTCTCATCCCCACGACCGCCGCCCGCACGCAGGCGCTGGCGCGACTCTTGGCCGTCTTGGTCCCGCAAATCGAAGACGAGCCCGCCGCCCGCATCGTAGTGGACCCCGGCAGCGACCGCATCGGCCCGAAGCGCAGGCGCATGATCGAAGAAGCGCGGGCCGAATACATTGTCTTTGTGGATGACGATGACCTAGTCGCCACCAATTACGTTGCCTGCATCATGAGCGCCCTGCAAAGCCAGCCAGACTGCGTAGGCTTGTCCATGTATTTGAAGCGAGACGGCGTTCCCTGGTCACCAAACCCCGTCTTCCGCCACTCGCTCAAATACCGCAAAAACACCGCATGGAGCGGCAACAACCGCACCCCGCACCACCTTTGCCCGGTGCGGCGGGAAATTGCCCTCAAGGCTCGATTTGGGGACCGAGATTATGGCGAGGACTACGACTACGCTTTGGCGATCCTGCCCCACCTCAAAACCGAGGCGATGGCCGCAGAGCATCCGATCTACCTTTACGATTACCGCAGCAAGCCTGCTTGCGGCTGTTGACACCGCTGTAAGCTATTATGGCATTCTCGTCCGTCCCGACGCTCATTTTCGGAAGCACCTTCACCAGCACCGCCACCAACTTCACGGTGCCGCTTTCCGCTTTTGCTGAACTGACCAGCGCCGAGGTCAACGCCTCGACCGGCGACTCGCGGAAGATCATCTACGGAATGCTCGAGCGTTTCTACTCCTATTACAACGCTCTCGCCGCAGAGGACCGCCCGGCCAAAATGACCTTGAGCAAAACGACTTCGGGCCTCAACGCGAGCAACGAAGTCACGGTTAACTACGGTTCGCAGTTCACCATCGGCGGCTCGCTCGACGTAGTGGCCGAGTAAGTTTGACTCGCCGCCAGAGGCATGGCGACTCAGCTAGATAACGCGCACATCCTCGGCATTGGCGCGCTTTTGGACGTAGGTGGCGAGACAATCACCATTGCCAGCACCAATTACAGCGCCGTGGTCGGGGAGATCGAGGAGCGCGACGAACTGGCCGAGGGCGGCGTGCGCCAAATTCGCTCGGTGCGTTTTGCCATCAAGCGCAGCGCGATCACCACAGTTCCCGCCATGTGGTCCCGCGTCACCGTGCGCGGGCAAGAGCTTCAAGTTCTCAACGTGTCGCAGGACGCGGCCATTGTCGAAATCACAGCGGGCGGCTTGGCCGAATAGTTATGGCCGCTGTTTCGGCCACCATTGATTTTCGGGAGCTTGGAGATTTATTCCCCAGGTTGCAAAAGGCTTTCAGTGCCGGCCTTATCAAAACTGTTGACCAGCAGGCTCGACTTCTTGTTCGTAATGGCGACAGCGCCAGCCTTCTAAAGTTCACGCCGCCGCGCGGGATTGATGGCGGCAAAGACATTGGCGATTACGCCGTGGCCCGCGATGTCGCCAAAGTGTTCGCGCAGCGCGGAACGATTACAAACATCCTCCGCAAAACACGGGGTGCATCAACGGCCTTCAACCGATACATCAAAACTGGCGATTACGAAAAAGCCAAAGAGCTGCTAAATGGGCAAGTGTCTGGATCAGTTGAAGTCTCGGGATACACCCGCAACGGCAAACAGGTTAGGGGCTACAGGCAAACGCGAAACATCAGCTCTCTTGGAGACAATCGCCTCGGGCAAATCATTCACATAGCCAACGAGCCGAGCAAAATGCTGCACAAAGCGCGCCGCACCAGTTCTGGCCGCGTAAAGCGCGAGCAATTCCTGCAAGTGGTTCTTAGAAAACCAGCTTACAAACAGTATCTGGAAATGGTGCAAAAGCGCGTGGGCAGCATGAAGGCTGGCTGGCGTTTCGCGGCTCAAGCCCTCGGCGTTTCCTTGCCGCCCTATGTGAACGCGGCCACCAAAAAGAATAACGGATCTTTTGCGACATCGCCGGGAAACGTAGGGCCGTTTGCGCCTTATTGGGTTGAGATGGTCAACAGCACGCCAAACATCAGCAAGATGCTTCCTCAAGGAACCGTTGATTGGCTTGTCGGCGCGCGGCTCAACACGATGGAAGCCGCCATCGCCAAGCGCACCCAAGAAGCCATTGCCGCAAACAAATGATCCACCGAGAACTAGAATCCTCCTTCGCCGCCCGAGTCAGTGCGCTTACCACGGGCACAGCCTTGGCTGGCATCAGCATCCGCCACGGCGTCCCGGCGACCGACTTGTCTTATCCTTGTCTCATCATCACGGCCAGCGGCGCGGAGCTGATCGAGGGCGGCGTCCGCAATGCCTCGCGCATCAACATGGACTTCGCCGTGGTCAGCGCGGCCTCCCAGACGGGGGGGTGGCAGACCACGCACAAGAACCGCGTAGCTGCGCTGGCGAGGATTCTGGACGATACGAACACCAACGCCAGCATCATCGCCATCAATACGGCGCAGTCGGCCTTCACCCTCTACGGCTGGGCCGTTACCGAAGTCGCCAGCGACACCTCGCCAAACCACCAGGGCGACAGCATCCGCATTTCCGTGGTCGCAGGCGACCGCATCGGCAACGCCCAAAGCGGTAAAACCAACGCCACGCCGCAAGATTTCAGTATTCGGCATGAGGTCGAGCAGATCCTGTCCGCGCATCTGGCCTCCGAGTTGCCCGGCTCCGTGACCGCAGCTTACTCAGTGCAGCCCTATTACAACGAGGCAACCGCCGCATCCAGCCGCATCGTTGCCGCCTGTCAGGGCGCGAGCAAACCCTTCCCGCAGCTTGATCGCTACACCGCGCAGGCCACCGTCCACGTTATCACTGGCGGCATTGATTCCACGGCCCACGTTGCCGCCGTGCGCGAGGTGCAGGACGCCCTGCGCTCGCTACTGGCGCAAGACTTTACCTCCTCCGAGATCACCGTGGCGGGCCTGCTCGAGGCCAACCATTCCAGCGACAGCGATTCCAACCGTATTACCGACGTTCTGGGCCTGAATATCTACGCCCAAGTGAACTAGCCGTCAGGTTGACACCACGCCAAAGGGCATGGCTATTAGCTACGGCACAACCGGTGGTGGAAAAACCACCAGCAAATCTTATGAGTATCTTGCCGTTCAAGACGAAACCGGCGCGGTTCAGGATAACATCCTAAAATATACGCGCACTGAAACGACCGACGAGACAATTGAAGCCACTTTTGGCGCTGGCACAATCAACGGCAACGAAGTGCTCAACGCCACAATTACGGCATCGGTAGACGAAGTGGTGATTGAGGCGGGATCTGCAAATGCACCCCCTCAAAAAGCCCGCTTCTACAACCCGAAACAGGAGTGCAGCGCAACGTTTTTGGGCAGTGCGAATGTTGGCAGCACCTTCAGCTTCGACAGCAAAACCTTCGACACGGTTAGCAGCGAAGTTTCCGAAACCCTCGGCGATGTAAAAAAGGTCACCGTGCGCGGCATCAGTTACACAAACGATGGTCTGGCTGTGGGCGCGGCTTCCGGAGTCATCCGCAAGGAAAAGCGTTTCAGCAACACCGATTTCGTCCGCACCACCTCAACGAGCGTCTCCTTCGGCGGATCTTAGGCCGCGTCCTGAAATATGGACGCCTTGGCCGCAGAAGCGTTCCTGAACGCAGAGCACACCGTTTGCGGGCTGCGGATGCGCCCGCTGTCGCTCGGGCACGCCTTCACGCTCGAGGCAATTGCTTCTCCGTTTTACAAGGGAGAGCTTGGCAATGAAGAGCAGTTGAGAATGGCAGCTTGGATTTGCTCAAGGCCAGCACTTCAAATTCCAAAAATGAGGACTCTAGCCTGTAGATTGTGGAAGTTGCGCCCAATCAGCCTAGTGGACGAGACGCTTAACTGGACAACTTACGTTGCCGATTACTGCGCCCCGCCGCAGCTTTGGAACAAAACCATGCAAGCAAATGACGCCAAGCATGAACCGTCGCGCATTCCAAGCGTAGTCAACACTGCGGTCAAGCTCATGCGGCTTGGCATGAGCGAGCAACAAGCCTGGGCCACGCCGGTTGGCATGGCGTCGTGGTATGAGGCCGCAGCATTTGAGAATGACACTGGATCGCACTTGGACATCGTGACCGATGCCGAGCGAATCGCCATCGCCAAAGTAAAAGCAAGGAAGCCCCAAGAAAATGTCTGAAGTAAAAGTCAGAATAACCGCGCAAAATCAGACGCAGACTGGTTTTCAGTCCGTGCTTTCTGACGCCAAGCGCACAGCCACTCAGGTTCGGCAAACATTCTCTCAAGCTACAGCGACCCCCGCAGCCGGCGGAGGTGGAGGTGCCGGCGGAAGCGTTTTGTTTGGGCCCAATATGACGGCGGACGATTGGGTTGCTCAGGCCGAGCGAAACATCGAGGAGAATCTCAAAAAGCGCAAGGCGCTGCGCGAATCTATGAAACAAACCGCTGGAGGGGCGCAAGATGGAAGCACCACCGGTCCAAAGGGCGGCGGTTTTTTAAGCTTTGTTGGAGCGGCCACGGCTGCTGTTGGAGTCGGTATGTTTTTGAACCGAACCATTCAAGCTGTTGGCGAAAGATTTCAAGAGGTCACAAAGACAAGCGAACAGTTCTCACAATCTCTTGGCAAAATTGGGCAGGCATCGAGTATTTCCGAACTTGTTTCAGGGCTTAATTCGGCCAACAGCGAATTTGCCGCGCTTCAGAAAAAGGCCGACGATTTCAAGGGACTTAAATTTACTTTGGAAAGCATCGCCAACAATTTGGCAAACGTCTTTTCGGGCGGGGCGCTATTCCAGGCTATTGATGACTCGGTGGAGTCTGGCGCAAGGGAAAAAGCATTACAGACAGAGCTTTCTTTGGCTCGTCAGTTGCGCGATCTGCGTGAACAAGCGCAAACAATTCAAGGGGGCGGCGACATTGAGGCGGTTCGCAGGCAACAGCAAAACGAACAAATGCGCGAAGCCCTGCGCAAAGGGCTGGAGGGGAGCTCTCCCGGTAGCATTGCCAGCGCGCTTGGTAGGTTTGATGACGTCACGGCAGAGCGCGAGTCCGTGGCTCAAGCCGAGCGCGACCGCAAGCGCCAAGAAGACAACGCCGAAAAAGCAAAGCGAGCGGCCAAACTAGACCAAGATATTCGCGTCCGCAAAGCAAGGGCTTCTGGAGATCAAAACACGCTACAACAGGAGCTAATGCGTCAAGACCTGACAAGCGCGTTTGAGTCTGGGGCGACTCTTGGGCAAGCCAAAGACCTTGCCGCTATCGAAGCAGCCCAGCGCGCACAGCAACAAATGCAATCCAAGTCGTTTAAGGGATCGATGGGCGCATCTTCGTTCCAGCGCATCGGGTTTGCTTCCAACGAGTTTTTCGACACACGAAACAAACCAGAAAACACTTTCTCCAAGTTGTTCGAGCAAATGCGTAAGGCGGCAGATGCCGCCGTGCGGATCGACAAAAAAGTAAAAGAAGGCGACTTAGTGCTACAATCAACCAACTCCTAAATTTATGGCACAATTCGACACAGTCGGCAGCGGCATAATCGACAGCGGCGACAAGCGCATTGACCGCAAGGTAGTAATCGCCACGGGCGGGGCTAACCCTAAGGCACCCGGCGGCGCGGGACGCCTCACCAACGTCAGCATCACCGCCGAGCCCGGCGGCGTTCGTCGCGGCGTCTTTGAATACACGCAGGGAGGGGCGGGAGACGCCAACTACAACGCTTACGGGAAAAAGATTGAGTTGATGGGCGGAAGCCGCGAGGTGCCGATTATTAACCACCCAAAATTTAAGACGCTAAACACCGTCCAAGTTAACGCAGTGCAGGGCGAGGTGGACAAACCGCCAGCAAATCGCAAGCAATCATTTGATGATGCAGACCAGAACAATCTATATCAGTGCCTCGTTCGCGGCATTGAATACTACATTGCCCCGGCGTTGGTTGCGCGCGTCTCCGAGATAGAAAGCGGGTTGCCAAGCGTGGCTGGACTTTGCACCTTGGATGACCCGAGCGGCGTTGGCAAGCCCGGCAACGGACGATGGATTTTGAGCGGCATAAACGCCACACCTGTTGGCGACAAATACGAGGTCACCCGCGAATACACCTACCTGGAACAGCCGCAAGCCGCCGAGTTCCTCTACGATTAACCCACCGTGGCCCAATTCGACAGCATCCGCTTCCAGCCCAGCCGCCCGCTCCTTAAAGAAGTCAGCGCGGATCGGCTCAACGCGATTTTGTCGGAGATTAAAAAGAACCGCCCTCGAGGCGAGCGCGGCATCACGGTGCGGCAGGCCGGCGATGCGACTTACATCGGGCTGGCCGCAAACTTTAAGGGCGGCGGCACAAGCGCAGCTTCAAAACCGTGGGACATCTACGTTGACGACGCACAGGGCGAAGAGGGAAGCATTTCTTACACGCTTAAAGTCACTCCCGGCACCATCAGCAACATTTTGGCTGACAACTGGGACGATGAATGGACCGTGGGCGAAGACGAGCTTGCCTACGGAGTTGCAACAATTGCCACCGATGGCAAAAACATAACGGGCATTTCCATTGCCATTACGAGCGAAGCACCATCGCGGCAGACACCGCAGAAATTTGCTGTGGATGGGTCTGTGGAATACCTTTTCGGACTGTTTTACAACGGGGCCACCTACAATCTGCTTGGCGAATCAATCTACCTCTACCCGCGCCTGCGCTTAGTGACCAGCGCCGAGCCCGCTGCCCAGCCGGGACAAAGCCCGTTTGATCTTTGGTATGAGTTGGGAACTTAGTCTGTATAGCCATGATCGTGTGGACTACGGCTAGGGAGGTGGAGTTTGAGAAGGTTTGTTCCAGTTCGTCCTCGGATGCAGGAACAGCCTTTGATAACGGGGGAATCGCGTTCGGTTCTTTGTCTTCTTTTGGTTATACAAATGGATTTACAACAGGATACACGCAAAACGCTACAGGATACACGCAATCCAGTAGCGCCTCAGAGTCGCAGTTTGGTCAACGAGCGGACGTGTCATCAACTTACACATCCACAACAAACTTTTTTCCAGAAGAAACTGTCACTTACAGCGACGTAACGCTTGGCTACACTATTGACAATTCGCAATCGGGCAGTTTTTTCACTTCGGGAAGTTTTACAGTTTCAAAACAAACCACGACAACAGAAACTCTGGAAGTCTACGGCACAACAACCTCATCCAGCGCACAGGAAAGCACGCAGTGGACAACCGTGCAGACTTTTTCAGACACCGACGTAACAGAGTTTGTGCTTACGGATGCAGTAGGAACACATTATTTTGTCGAGGCGACATCTTTCACAAGAACAAGAACTGTTGTCACAGAAAGCGAAACCACAAAAGGCAACGCTAGGGACACCATCTACATGGCAGATTCCAGCGAGGTGCTGTGGGTTATCAACGAAGACCCAGAATGGAGCAAGCCGATGACAGACAACGCCGTCTCGACCACGCAAACCACCATTTCGGATTTGCGCGAGACTATTGGGCTGGTTACAGCCGCCGACCCCGCGCAGACGATTGATTCTTCTGAGTCGCTAAGTTCTTACACTTTCACTGGTTCTTCGGCGTCTTCCATCACTGTGACGGTCAACAGCAGGCCCGCCTCTGTTAATGCCGAGACTGTGACGGAGGTTGTTGGAATTTCCATCGCGGGAGAATCGCAATCGGGAGAACTGCGTGTTAGCGGCCAAGCTGAAGTGGTTTACTTTGGAGACACAGAAACCGTGGCGGCATCCTCGGCCACCATTGCAGTGGCAACGCAAACGGATGTCTTTGGAGAATCGTGGCAAAAAACAGTTTTGGTTCGCTCCACAATTGCTAACACAATAGCAATCGATAACGCTGCGTCATCTTCGTGCTCTGGCAACACCACAAAAGCGGGCGCGCTTGTCGGCGGAAGTCCCGTCATAGCAACACCCCCGAGCATGACGGTCTATTCGCCCGCAGGCGTGAAACTTGGGGCCGCTGCCGGCCTTCGATTTACGGGCGACGGCATAAGTGAAACCGATATTGAAGAAGGAAGCGCCATCACCCTTTCTTATCTTCGAGTAGCAAATGACGGCGAGCTTACAAGATACACGACCGCCTCGCCGGTGGTTCCAAGTTGGTTTACGCTTTCCAGCAACAGTTTTACCTACCTCACAACAACGCTTGAAGACGGCGAAACTGTAGACACCGAGCTTTCTGGCGAGTTCGGAATTGAGGGCGCAACATGGCAAACGGTCGCGCGCAGCAGGGGAGACGGACTCATTGGTGGCGACTTGGCCGAAAACGAGACGGGGCTTATCCGCATCAATCGCGGCCTCTACAAAAACCAAAGTGGAGGCACCTCTTTCTTTGCGGGGAATGACACGACTTACGTTGGAACAAAAGACACAACTTACTGGTATCCTATCAGCTATTTGGAACCAGCTTTTGAGCAAGTTGTTTTTGCTGTGCCGCGAAACACCTCAACTTGGCCTACTTGACACAACCGCCACCGCCGAGTGGTAGCCATAGCAACATACGCAACCAAGTCGTATTTCCACGTTTGGCCTCAGTTCCTTCGGCGCATCGCCGCCGCCGCCGCGCACCACGCCGAGGCGCATTTTATCCTGGCGACAGACGAGAGCGAGGAGGGTAAGAAAGCCGTCGAAGCCGCCCGCCACGAACTGCCCGAGGGGTGGCGCATCGCGGCGATTGCCCTGCCACTTGATGACGGCGGGACCGAGGGCAAGGATTACAAGGTCGAGGCCCAGATGCGGATTGCCGCCTTGCAGGGGGCCGCGTTTGCCCTGGCTCGGAAAATCCGCGCCACGGCGCTGTGGTCGGTGGAGTCGGACAACCTTGTGCCGCCGGATGCGCTGCGGGTGGCCGAGTGGGCGCTGGCAATGCCGACCGAAGACGGAAGCCCGTTTTACCATGTCGCCGCCGTCACCTATCCCAACGGCCTCTTCCTCGGGGGCAACGGCACCCCGCAAAACCCGATTGCCGAGGACTTCAACGAGAAAGAGCGAAAGCTCCCGCCGCGACTTGTCCGCGCCCTTGAGGTCTGCCGGGAGCGGCTGAAGGACTGCAAAGACAAGGCCGTGGGCGAGCGCGAGGGCAAGCGCCTCGGGCGGCTGCACGAGCGGGTGAAAAAATGCCCGCCAGACGGCAACGTCTTCGAAGTCAGCGGCAAGCACGGGTGGCGCAGGCGCGGCTGGATGGACTTTGCCTATCCTGGCATTGGCAAAGGAGCCATTGTGCCGTCTGATTGGTGCGGCCTCGGCTGCACGCTTATGTCCGCGCGGGCTTTGGCGCTGGCTGATTTCTGCGGATACGAGGGCAGAGGCACGCAGGATCTTTTCCTTTGCTGGCACAGATGGCATCCCGCTGGCCTGCGGATCGCGGCCATCCCGCACACCGCGGCCGACCATGTGAAGCGCGACAAAGACGGTAAGATCGTCCACCACCGCGCCTATCACGAAACCGAGGGCGAATACCGGGGCCACCTTCGCCAACGGCAGCAACCATGGATGCCATGTTAGCCGAGATCCGCCCGCTGTCGGCCCACCTCGATGAGCGGGGTAGACTCACCGAAATCTTCCGGGCATCGGATGACGCGCACGGATTCGGCCAAGCCTACATCACGACTTGCGCGGCGGGCGTGGTAAAGGCATGGCACCGCCATCGGCTGCAAGTGGATCGCTGGTATTGCGTAGTAGGCGCGGCCAAGGTGGGCATCTGGGACGCCGAGGCCAAGCGCGGGCAAACCATCATCCTTGTCGCCGACACGCCGCAGCTACTCGTCATCCCGGCGGGTTTGTTCCACGGTTTCACGCCATGTCACGGTCACCGCGAGGCGGCGATCCTTAACCTTCCTTCCCGCGAATACGATCCCGCCAATCCCGACGAGGAGCGGCGGGGTCCGCTGGCCTTCCCGTTCAAGTGGGCCGTGGAGTCCCGCTGACGCTTTGACACAGAGGGCGAGGGCAAGGCCATGCGCGTATATATTTCCTTGGATAGTCGAGCCTTTGTCGTCAGCCCCACTTTATTGCAGGAGGTTTCCACGCTTTATTTCACGCGCCGCGACAACACGCCGGTCGAGGTTCAGTTCGTCCGCAACGGGGCGGTAGTTGAGCTCGCCGCCGGGGCCATCGGTAAGATGGGCCTTAAATCCACTTACGCGGGGAACTTTTTGGCCTATGCGGGCAACTGGGTCAAAAGCGGCACCGGCACGAGCGCGATCTACACGTTCTCGCTGAACATGACCTCGGCCAACATCGATGCGCTGTTCCCGGCCGACACGGAAGACTCGGTCAGTTGCAAGGTGGAGGTTGAGTGGCAGGAGAGCGGCAACACCTCCAGCACCCTGCCGAGTTCGGCCATCATCTACAACGATGTGATCCGTGGCACCGAGTCGGTGCTGACCAGCGTCACCACGCTTTCCTCCTTCAACCTAGCCTCGGCCAATTACACCTGGACAATTTCCATTGGGGATGACGGGGCTTTGTCCGCGCTTAGAAACTGACTCATGAAACACCTTCTCTTTATCATTGTCCTCGCCATCCTCTGCGCGGCCACCAGCTTCGGGCAGACGATCAAGACGCTGGGCTTTAATACCACCAACGGCCAAGTGGTCGCCAACACGGGGACGAATGTGCTGACGTTTACGAATCCTGTAAATTTTGGTGGCGATATGGTGATTAGCAACTCTTTTGTCACTTACGGGTCTGCATCTATCGATCTTGAAGAGGCGCAGTTGGAAATCTTAGGAAGCTCAGTATTTCAGTGGAGCGATGTTGAATTAACTGCCAGCGTTCCTTTGGCGTTTAACAACACAACTAACGCCGCCACCACCCGCGCATCGCTCGGCTTCTCCACCAACCTCAACACTTTGTGGACTTCGACCAACTCCAGCAATGCGCGGAGTGCGGTCGGCCTCGGCGCAACGTGGCTCACCAACACAAACGTCACGAATTTTCGGACAGCGATTGGGTTGGGGGCATCAAATGAGGTCACGCTTGAGGCCATTGTTGGGGGCTCTAGATCAATTAATGTGGTAAACGGCGAATTTATGGGGGCTTGGTATTTTGATGACTCAGTTAGCTTCGGTGCGCCAAATGTTGTCCGCACCAACGTCGGCCTCCCACTCGCCGCCCTCACCAACACTAGCAACGTCACGGCGATGAGGGCGCTGTCTGGATCGACTAATACCAACCACCCGTTCAGCGGATCGGTTGCGTTGACCAACACGAACACGCTCGTTTTCTCCAACGGCATTCTTCAGTCAGTGCAATGAGCGACTCCGAACGCCGCAGTGTAAACATTGCCCTGGCCTCTTTCGCCGTGGTGCTGCTCATCCAGACTGTTGCCGTGGTCTGGTGGGCCGCGACATTACAGGCCGAAGTCAGCAACCAAGCCGAAACTCTTGACGCCCTCTCCCCGCGCGTAGAGCGGCTTGAGGCAGATTATTGGCGCAGAGGAGGGAATACAAAATGAGCGCCGTTGCCTCGCACGACCTCACCATTCCGCAGGGAAGCAGTTGGACTCAACGCATGACCTACAAAAGCGGCTCACCCGCCGCGCTGGTCAACCTGACGAGCTACACGGCGCGGATGCAGGCCCGCACATCTTACAGCGCCGCCTCGCCATCGCTAACGCTTACCACAGAAAACGGACGCATTGCCCTTGGCGGCGCAGCTGGAACGATTGATCTTTCCATTACGGCCACAGACACCGCCGCTCTGGCCGCTGGGCGCTATGTTTACGATCTTGAACTCGTCAGCGCAGGCGGATTGGTGAAGCGGCTTGTTGAGGGCGTGCTGACAGTTTCCCCGGAGGTGACTCGCTAACATGGGCGACACAATCGAAATCATCGAGCAAGTCGCTACCGTGCTTGAAGTGGCTGGCCCGGCAGGCCCACAAGGCCCGCAAGGCGCAACGGGCAGCGGTCTGGGCACGCTCACCACCCAAGGCGACACTCTCTATCAAGGCGCTTCAGCCGCGCAACGCCTGCCCATCGGCACGGCAGGCCAAATTCTAAAGGTCAACAGCGGCGGCACGGCCCCCGAATGGGGCGCAGCCCCGGCGTCGGGCGTGTCTTCGGTCAATGGCGAGACGGGCACCGTTATTCTCGACGGCTCCGAAATCGACACCAGCGGCAACGACGATTCGGCGGCTTTTTTCACCTACGAATTTGCAGACGGCAACGGGATTTACTACCCGATACCCGACAGCACGCTTAACAGCAAACGGGTCTATCGCACAACCACGGGCCATTATGTTTTCTTTCAGAGTCTTCGCTGGCATATCACGGATGGCTCGCCAAATACGCAAAACATCATTGAATCCAGCGAAGATGACAACGCTGCGTGGCCTTGGCTGTCCGCTTGGGATGGCTCAATAGAAAAAGCCAAGCTGTCCACGGTTGTGGGCCGCGCCCGAAGCACGTTCCTTTTCGTTGGCGACAGCGTGCCTAACACCAGCGTCAGCGGCCTTGGCACCGCCGCTACCGCAGACAGCACCGCATTTGCAGCCGCTTCCCACACCCACGGCAACCTCACCAACGACGGCAAGATCGGCACCACCGCCAACCTCCCGCTCAAAACAGGCACCAACGGCGTAGTCGAGGCGGGTTCATTTTCTAACACGGCAGGGAGCTTTTGCGCTGGGGACGATGTGCGGTTAAGCGATGCGAGGACGGCTGTGGCGCACGCCGCAAGTCACACCGCAGGCTCAAAAGCATCTTTCTTCGGCACCGTCTCAGGCATGACGGGCACCGTTTGGATCATTGCCAACGATGCAGGAACCGCAGGCAATAGCATCACGCTGTCATTTAACGGAACGAGCGATATAGAAACAGTTCTTGCCGCATGGAACTCGGCCAACCCGTCAAACACTGCCAGCGTTTCTGACTATGGCGGAAGCACATCACAAGTTCCAAGCAACGGACAAACCATCACGCTATCTGGCGGGGTCAATGCGGGCAGCGATTCGATAGCCGATGACACAACGCCGCGTTTTGATTCGCTGATTGTCGGCGGCGGGCAGGGAGGAGCAGCATTTAACTGGATCAACAGTGGGGAACATCTCGCGCACATTGTTTGCCAAGACGGCACCTCACAAACTCCACTTGTCATGTTTGGGGGATCGGCGCAGTTTATTGTTTTTCAAGACCACAACATTTCTTCGGGCTTCGCCCACGGTCTCGCAATTCCTGGCCAGCCCCCAGACGGCATTTACCGCCTAACGCTTTACAATGGCAGCAGTTGGAATCCAAAGATCATCGTCCCGCAAACTGGCACGATTGAACTTACGGAAAACATCTCGCTCAAAGACCTCGACAACGAATTTGCCGCCACCTTCGATGTCCAGTCGCAACTTTCCGATGACGTAACCCTCACGATTCCCGACCAGTCGGGAACTCTCGCAGTGGTTACAGACATCCCAACCACCGCAGGAGATGTTGGCGCGGTAGCGGCAGGAGCCATCACCACCAGCGGCCTCACGCAAGCCACCGCCCGCATCCTCGGAAGGACAAGCAGCAGCACAGGTGCCGTCGAGGAGATCCAAATCGGCTCGGGCTTGAGCTTGTCGGCGGGGGAGTTGTCGGCTACGGGGGCGGGCGTCACCGCAGTCGGCGCATCCACAGCCGATGTCTTGAGCGTCTCTGGCAGCGATCTGGTGGCCGATGACCCGAACGCCGACCGCATCGTATTTTTCGACGATAGCGAGGGAAAGCTGCGGTATCTGGAGGCGGGGTCGGGGCTGTCGATTAGCGGAACGACGATGACTGTCACCGCGACAGGCGGCGCAACAAACCTCTGGATTCCCGCCTCCGCATGGATTCCGCGCACGACCACAGGCTGCGGCGTGGACTCCCGCGAGACTTCGACCAACAAGCAAAACTTCGACGAGCTACTCTTTGACGCAGGCACCGACGAGTTCGCGCAGGCACTCGTCATCATGCCGAGCAATTACAACAACTCGACCATCACGGCCCGCTTCTATTGGACCGCAGCTTCGGGCAGCGGCGATGTTATCTGGGGCCTCCAAGGCCGCGCCTTCGCCAACGATGATGCCCTCGACACCGCCCACGGCACCGCGCAGACGGCGACCGACACGCTGCTTGCGGCTGACGATATGCACGTTTCGGCGGCGACCAGTGCCGTGACCATTGGCGGGACGCCAGCGGCCAACACGCCGATCCAGCTTCAAGTGTATCGTGATGCGGACGCAGGCGGAGACACCCTCGCCGTAGATGCCCGCCTGCTCGGCGTTGAGATTATATTCAACTGACCATGAGAGCGCGACAACGACATTTTAATCCAGCAGCCGCAGGAGCATCTGTGGCGCTGGACGCTCGCTATGGATTCAACCAAAGCGACAATACGGATGTTAATACATGGGAAGACCGCAGCACAAACAACAACGATGCAACGCAAGCAACGGCTGCATACAAGCCAAAATACAGAACCAACATTCAAGGCGGCCAGCCGTCTTTAGAATTTGCTCCAGCATCCGATTCAAAAGACAGACTAGACGGATCATTCACGGCGACTAGCAACACGCTCACTTATGTCGGGGTTGTGAATTTGGGCAGTAGCACGCCTGCCTTTGCAAGAGCGTTGGCATTAAGCAAAAACAATGCCAACGATTTTGATAATAATTCTCGCGGTATTCCTCTTCTGCGAAATAGCGCCAATAATCAGTTTTACTGCTTAAAATCAAGCGGCTCGTCAACCGTTTCAATATCGCAAAACACTTGGTATATTGTTTCAACTATTTGGAACGGAACAAATGGAACAATAAGAGTAAATGAATCGTCTTCAGCCACGCAAACAGGCGCAAATGCAACGGCGAATTTTGACGTTAATCAATATAGGGTTGGCATGGCTTTTGACTCAACAACGCCAGAAAGCAACGCGACTGGAGCATGGAAGGGCTACATTTCGGCATCTGCGCTGTTTAACTCTGCGGTCAATTCCTCTATGCGGAAGCGACTGCAATTCGCCGCCGCCTTTTCTTTCAAAATCGCCTGCAACTAACCATGACCACTTGCCTCACCTACGCAGACCAACCGCCCCGCAATGAGAGCAACGCCGAAGTGATCGCCAACCTCGTCCGTAAGGGATGGGTGGTGAGCGAGCCGCCTGTTGTTGAGGAGGTGGTGCCGGCCTTCACCGCAGAGCAAGTCGTCTCGCAGTATTTCAGCGCCTACCAAATCGCCGCCCTGCAACGCTTGGAAATGGCCCTCCTTCAAGCAGGCAAGCCCCTCGGCCCGAAGATGACCGCCTGCAAGCAGTGGCTGGAAGGCGTCATGCTTTCATGGGCCGCATCCCCGACACCCGCACCAGCGGAGGCTTTCGGCCAGCCGCAGGCGACCTTTGCGGAGGCGAGTGCGGAGGCTGTGGCGGGGTTGCAGGGCTAAACCGCCAAACTTTGATATAATCTCCTCCCGAAAGTTTCGACTACGGGACGCAGGGCCGCTCCTCACCGGGCGGCTCTCGCTTTTTGGAAAGAAATCGTGGTGCCTTTTTCATTCAAGAATGGCGAACAGGCAGGCTTTGACACCCCGGCGAGGGCATGAACTTGATTAATACGGCACTCGGAAAACTGCGCGAAAAATCCACCTGGGCCGGGCTGGCTACGCTTGCCGCCGCCGCAGGCTGGAAGCTCTCGCCGGAGGAATGGAGTTCCGTGGCGGCTCTCGTCATCGCGGCCATCGGCGTCTGGGAAGTCTTTCGCAAGGACGGCAAGTAATGCGCCACATCGCCGTTGTCTTGGCGTTGTTTTGCGCTTCCTGTGCCACGATGCCCGACATGAAGGGCGAGGGCTTGCCCTTGGCTAAGTCGGGCTGGCGCATGACGGGCGGAGCGGACTTTCAGAAACAAGTCTGGTTCGTGACCTTCTGGCGTCCGTGGGGAGAAGTCGAAGCGAAAGCGGCCATCGATGCCGACAAGATCATCCTCCCCGAATGAGACGCCGCCCCGTGGTGACGATCAACGGCGAAGTCCTGCGCGCAATCTTCACCAAGCCCACGCGATCTGACACGCGGCCCCTGCTCACACGCTTGCTCACTTCGCTTCAGCCTGTCGTCCGCTTCGGTCGCCGGGGACTGTCGTTCATCGGAGTGACCGGGCGGGTGGAATTTTAACTGAACGTGAAAGCAATAACTACATGGTGGAAGAACTCATTCGTGGCCTTTCTGGCTGGCCTGCAAACGATAGGCGAGAAGTCGCCCTTGCCCTTATCAAGCGACTTTCAGCCACCGACTTGTCCGAAGTGCTCGTCGCCGCTACCGACCGACTCCAAAGCGAAGCCGCCAAGCGCCGGAAAAAATCTCACGGGCGCAAAGGCTAATTTCCAAAAGCTGCTTGATGACGCGGGCGTGCGCTACTTTGACGCGGACGAAGTTTTCTTTCGTGGTGCGCGGGATGCCAAGCTGCAACTAAACACCGACCCTCCGCGCAGCTTGTGGCCGTCTTTGCTGGCCGTGACGAAGGTTGCCGATGAGGCGCGGCATCGGCTGGGCAAGCCGCTGCGAATTAACTCGGCATACCGTTCGCCCGCTTACAATCGCGCGATCTCTGGCGCTTCTGCGAGCATCCACGTGCGAGGCGGGGCGCTTGATCTTTCCGGCTCACCGGCCACCCTGCACAAGATCCTCACGCAAATGCGCGCAGAGGGGCTATTCCGTGGCGGCATTGGCCGCTACAAGACCTTTTGCCATGTGGACGTTCGCGGAAAGAACGCAGATTGGCAGGGCTAACAACATGAAAGGAGGAACACCATGCGAAGCAATGACCTTGGCTTTGTCTATCCGCCAGTTGGCGGCGGCATCGGCTACGTCGAGCGCCACGCGCCGAATCGTCCTGCGGGACGCTTCTGCTTGTGGCGTTTGTTCAGACGCTTGCTGACGCTGCTGGCTTAACTTTGGCGGGGTGCCGTAGAGAGCACCGTATGGTTTATCGAGTCGCGGCCCGATGCGGGCTCAATGCCCGGCCCCGCCCCAAACGCATACAATCTGCGCGGTAGTTCAAGCGTTCTTGCGCCTACGGCACCTTTAATAGCGCGCCCCGCTATTCAAGCGCACCGCAGTATCGTTTAACAATGCTCGGCAACGTGTCGAAGCCATCAGCAGGTTCGCGGGACGTGTCGAAAATAGCTTAATTTTTACGCACATTGTGCAAGAAGCGGATAGAAACCGCATCACTTGTTACAAACTGTATGCACTTTTTGGCACTGTCCTACGGTTTGCAACAAGTTCCCGAACGGGTATAGCGAAGAAGCGGCTACAGAGACGGGCCAGAATCACTGCCCCGAAAAGGTATAGAGCGGGAATGTTTTGATTGGCGGCGGCAGATGGAGCCAGACTTCACCTACAACCTCTTTCTCAAATAAACCGATGCCGCCCCGCCCCACTTGGTCGCGGGCCTATAAAACCGATAGCCGCAGGCCACTAGCGAATTGATCGACGGCGAGTTCCAATGGGCAACGTAGGTGACTAGCTCGGCTAGGCCAAACGACCGCGCAGCCGCTTCTCGCGCCCGGATAAGCCGCTTCTGCAAGCCCCTCCCGCGATGCTTTGCAACCACACCCGCGCGAGAGAGAAAACCGAGTCCTTTGTTCTGCGCGTTCTCACAGACGCGCAGGCCCGCATAGCCGACAGGTTCTTTGCCGTGCCAGACGATCCACCACAGCGAGTTTTCAAGCACCGGGCGATGGTCTGATGGAAAACACTCTTGATCCAGCGGCAGCACCGCCAAAGGCACGGACTCGCGCTGGATGCGGTAGGTCATTTGAGTTTGTAGTGCGGCACGGGCCGCATAACCCCGCCCGATGGAACGCGAAACGCCTGCCGCTCACACGCGCCTCGCTCACACGCGCCTCGCAACAGTTCGCCCATGCGCGACTCGGATTTGCCAAGGCGCTTGCAAAGTTCGCGGGAGGTGTGCCATCCGGGCGGAACTTTGTCGGGGACGAGAGGGGAGGCGAGGGCGGCGCACCAGGCGGCAAGGTCTGGGTCTGAGCCGATGTGTTTGGGTTTGCGGCTCATAGGGGGAGGCGGTAATGCGGGGAAAGCGTCAGCACGTTCACGGTGCAGCCGGTGCCGTCAGGCAAATATTCGCCATAAGCCAGGCCATGCCTCCAAGCGCACGTTGCGCGCCTCGAGGCCGCGTATTCCATGTCGAGACGGGTGAGGCACCCGATGTTGTAGCCGATGGCGTCTGCGTGCGTCCTAGCGGCTTCTACGGCAATTCTGTGCGTGTGGCCGAATACGCAGTGGGTGCCGATGGTTTCCGCCGTGTCGCGGGCGGCTGAGACGTTGAAGAGAGCGCCGTGGAGAAATGCTGTGCCGCCTAAGTGGCGCACCGATTCCCTCAGAATGCCGCGATATGGAACGATCTCGGTTTTGTAGCGAGCTAGGCCATCGTGCATCTTTGCCATGACGGCCCCGGCGGCATAGGCAACGATCTGGTTGCCGCTGTGCGTTAGCGCGACGGCGCGGGCCTCGTGGTTGCCGTGGAAATAGATGGTCGGACGAAGCTCGTGCAGGAACGAGAGGCCAGAGAGCAAATCGTCCATGAGCGATTGAGCGCGGTCTGGTTCGTCTGGGTCGCGGCGAGCCCCGGCGCGTAGACAGGCAAGGTCGATAGCATCGCCAAGGTGAAGGCGCTGGTCGGGTTTCCACCGCTCAATGAAGGTCAGCGCGGCCTTGCGAGCTTTAGGGTCGATGTCGGACCCATGTGAACAAGTCAGGGCTACCCATCTTTTCCACTTTCGGGTGATCGTCGCCACGCAAACGCGCGGCGTATGTCAAAGCCCTATGCCAAAGCCTTAAAAACGAACCAAAATCGAACCAAAAATCGGAGCCTGTTAATTGGTCAAAATTCGCAAATTCTTGCGACTATGTTAGCCGCAGTTTATCAGTTTTACCCCCAGCGGTCAATTCGACCCCCTCCGCCGGCACTCTGTTAATCTGGTTTTTTTGGCAAAATCGAACCAGTATTGAACCAGTCCCGCGCAGCCTTCGATGTCTGCATTTCTAGGTAATGCTTGCGGACCATCGCCTCGGAGTTGCCCATTTCTAGCGCCACTTGGCCGACGCTTTTCACCACCGCGCAGCGATAACTTCCGAAGCTGTGACGCAAGCCGTTCTTTATCCAAAAGCCACCGGCCCTGCGGATGCGCTTCACAGCGTTGTCGATGCGCTCGCGAGGCACGACCATATTGTGCGCGCACGGCTCGCTGGCGCGGATGATCTTTGCCAAAGACGGCACGATGGGAACTAGGCGCCGCTTGCCCGTCTTGCAAATTTCGGCGCGCACCTCGATCAGCTTGCGTCCTAGCTTGATGTCTTCCCATCGCAGCCCGGCAATCTCTTCCGTCCGCAAACCCGCCAATCCGCCAATGGCAAAGCCAAGCTGCCATTCCTTTGGGGCCACGGCCAGCAAGGCGCGGAATTGTTTTGGGGTGTAGACAGCCACGGCCTCATTTGGCAGCGGCATAAGATGCGTCCTCTCTGGGGCGGTCATTGTGTCTGGCACAAGGCCCGTGGTGCGTGCCCAGCGGAAGAACGATACCAAGGCGCTTCGCACGTTGTTGAAGCGGCGGGGGCCGACCCCAAGGCCGGCGAGGTAATTGCCGATTTGCTCCACGCTGACCTCGGACATTTTGCAAGGATGGGCGGCAGCAAACTTTTCTAGGTCGGACTTGACGATCCGAGTTTCCTGCACCTTGCGGGCCGCGAGGTGCGCTAGGTATTTGGCCGCGCCCTCGGCCACCGTGGGCGATTCAATGCGGGCGGATCTCCACGACAGAAACTCCGAAAGCATGGCTGGCGACAGATCGGCCATGACCGCTTTGCCATCGCGCATGGCCGCCAGCCCCTCCTTGGCCTTCTTGCGGGCCTTATGAAGGTCTTTGGAGGATTTTAGAACTCTTCGCCCGGCCTCGTAGCCGTGCCACTTCCAGCGGTTATCTTTGCCAAGCCAAAGGCGGGCGGAGGCGTTGCCGAGTTTTACTACGTCATGCCTCACATTAATATCATGCTATCACTTCGGGGGGGGGGGGGGGGGGGGTTTTGGTTTTGAACAAAACCCGGCAAAAATG